TATAATGAATAAACAATTAGATTTGACTGAAGACACGTCATTATTATCTGATGATGAAAAACAAGAACTGATGGATTCTTTAGAAGAAGCGGCATCTTCACTTCAAGATAAATCGGATGAAATACAAATGGATAAGATTAGAAAAAGGATAGAGAGTTAGTTATGGCATATACTCATCCACAACAATCAAATGTTCAGGGTCAACCTAATATAGATTCTATTCAATTACCTGAATTTACATTTCATCATGGTAAGGTCAAAAAAGTAATAAATACTGCTGAAGATTTAGAAAATTCAGGATATCATGTAAGTAATATTCCGACCAATCTAAGCCAGTGTATTTTTATATCACCAACTTTTGATGGAAATATAACAGGAATATCTAAAGAACTTGTAATTCCTCTATTTGCTCAACCATTATTAAGAGGTATAAGTGATTCAATGTCATGGGATGATGGTGTAATTTATACACAAATACCACATGGTGATGATAATCCGTATTTTTATTTAGGTCCATTGAATACAACAAATAATCCAAACTATTGTCCTGATCATTTAGATTATTCAGGTTTAAATCCAGATGCATTAGTTTTAGATGAAGGCGGCTCCGGAGCAAATTCAAATTATATTAAAAAAGGAATAACTAAAGTATCAAAACCAAGAAACCCAGATTTAGATAGACCATTTGGTCTTGGTGTAGGAGAAAATGGTTCTATTGCTGAAATGAACTCACACTATTCTGATTTACAACTTGAAGGTAGATTTGGTAATGCAATACGACTTGGTGCTAGATCATTCAATCCTTATACTATAATAAGTAATAATAACGGTGCTGGTTCTGATAATTCTAATAATGGTTCTATAATCGGAATGTTGTCACTTGGTTCAATATCAGATCATTTTTTTGACTTTACTGATTTATCTGCAAATATTGTTACTGACACAAAGTCAGAGTATAAAGGATATCCTATTGGACACGGAAATAATGCTGAAGGTACACCACCTCAAAATATATTTAATAAAGAATTTGGTCATATTGAGCGTTCAGCTGAAGAACAAACTGAATTTGATCAGATAATAATGTTTTCAGATAGAATAACATTTGATGCACAACAAGATGACTTAACCGTTTCAGCGAAACGTAACATAAACTTTGGTGCTGGTGGAAATTTTACATTAACAAATAAAGGATTCACAGTATTAGAGTCAAAGAATATTTATATAGGTAAGGGTGCTAAACAACGGACTCAACCTATGGTATTAGGAGAAGAACTCAGAAGACTATTGGTAAGCATACTGAGATTAATAAATGATTCTCGTGCTTTAGTTCAAGGAGTACCAATACCATTAGTGAAACAAGATTCGACTCCGTTGTTAGCAGATATTACAAACATAATGCAAGAATTTAAATTAGGAACGATGCCATCACCTGGAGGTTCACCAGAATCACCTGATCCTGGATATAACATTCAAGTTGAAGATTATAAACCTGTAGGTGACAGAACAACTGGTGGTGCTACATTTTTTAGCAACCATCATTTCATAGAAACAAATAGGAGTTAATAATGAAGTTATCAGCATTTAAAAAGTTAATTAGAGAAGTAGTAAGAGAAGAGTTAGATTATAGTTTTTCTCGACTTCGTAAAGAGTTAAATGAAATAGTAGTTAAGAGTAATTCTAGTAATATGAATAAAGCTAGTACACATACGAGACAAGATAGAAGTCTTAAAAACGTGATAAAAAAACCTGTCAGTTCCGATACTAACGTTACCAGTGTTACGCAAAAAGTTTCCGTACCTAAAACACACAATAAAATGCTACATGAGTTACTTAAAGAAACTGCACAATCTGATGATTGGAAATCTGTTGAGGGTAAAGGTGAAGCTGAAGTTCAATCCGTGCAAGATAATACAGAACAATTACCAGAACATTTGGCAAATGCATTTACGAAAAATTATTCTGAAGTAATGAAAAAAGTAGACGAAAAGGCGAAGTTTAAAAATGGGGCTTAAATCAGATTTATATGATGTCTTAGTTGAAAACTTAGGTGAAGAGTATGTAAACAATTCATCGGAAGGTCAAAAGAAAGTTGATAAGCTTGCTAGTGGTTTAGCTAAAGCGATTACAGAATATATGAAAAGACAAGATTGGGTGATTGTGGAAATGAATGCACCAGTGATGACCGGTGCTGGTCCAGGTATGGCGAGTTTAAGTAGAACAGGAAAGGGTATGACGGGAATGCCGTTAGAGCCAATAAATACATATACAACTAAAGTTAAAGTAGGTTCAATTCATGCATCCGAGACAACTGATTTTCCGGCTGGAATATAATAGGTAAGAGATGCCAATACTAGATAGAAGAACAAATCAATTTGTTGAAGATAAAGACACTAGAGTAAGTGTTGGAATTGATTTTCCATTTGGACGAGTACCTAATTCAAGTGATGGGTATTTTAAAACAAGTAAGACTACTGTTGAATCTATCAAAAATAATATCAAACTTTTATTAAAGACTGAAAGGGGTGAAAGATTATTTCAACCATTTTTGGGAATGAATTTAAAACGATTTGTATTTGAACAAATTACAGAAGATGTTAAGATTCAAATTGAAAATGATATTGTGGATACATTTGAAACTTGGCTTCCATTTGTTGAGTTGAGAGATATAGAAATAAGTTCAGACTCAGCAAATGAAGGTCAAAGTAAAATTGGTATTAACATAGTATTTAATATTAAGAAAACACCTAATTCTTTAGAAACTGTTGGGGTCGTATTGGAGTAAAAAAATGCCATATTCAGAAAAACAAAAATATAAACCATCGAATATTAACTACACAAGTAAAGATTTTTCCACGATTAAGTCAGACTTGATTGAATATACTAAGGCTTACTTTCCAGATACTTATAAAGATTTTAATGAAACATCTCCTGGTATGATGTTAATTGAATTAGCAAGTTATGTTGGTGATGTTTTGTCTTATTATATAGATTACAATTATAAAGAAAATGTTTTAGCTACTGCTACAGAGAAGAGAAATGTTAGACGGCTTGCAGAGTTTATGGGATATAAAACCACACCATCAACTCCATCTTTAGTTAAATTGAAGGTCACTACTAATATTGATGCTGATAGTAATTATGAGCCAGATTATGGTAGTTTACCTACTAATTTACAATCACCAATTGATGTTGGATTACAAGTTAAATCAAATGTTAATACTGAATTAATATTTGAGACGTTGGGTGAGGTGGATTTTACAATTTCCGGCTCACCGGATGTACCTCTTGTTGGACCACCGACTTCTTTTAATGCAAATGGTGAAGCTACTGGTTATACTTTAACGAGATATGTCCAAGCAGTTTCCGGTGAAACAAAAACAAAATCTTTTACTATATCAAGTCCAACGAAATTTTTAGAATTGGACTTGGGTGTAACCAATGTGGTTGAAATATTAAATGTAAAAGATAGTTCAGGTAACAAATGGTATGAAGTAGATTATTTGACACAGGATAGAATACTTAAAGAAACTCATTATACGAGTGATGGTAGAGGACATGCTCAAAATATGAATATTGTAGGTGCTGTTTCTGCATCAATCGATATACCATATACTGTAGAGTATATTAAAACTAATAAGAAATTTGTTAAGAAAGTCGATCCGGATACTAATAATACAAAGTTACAATTTGGAAATGGTTTGTATAGATTAAATATATCAGGTTCTTCTGGTGCTAGTATTTTTTCTATGGTCGAACAACAAGGTATAAATTTATCTGGTGTACCGAGTTCAGTAATAAATGCTAGTATTAATAATTTAACTACAAACAATTCATTAAATTTAGGAGAGACTCCTGCAAACACTATAATGACTGTGACTTATAGAGTTGGTGGTGGACCAAATGCTAATGCACAAGCTGGCGAAATAACGAATGTGCAGAATGCACCTGCGGGTGTGACTATAACTGTAACTAATCCAGAACCAGCAAGTGGTGGAACTGATGGGCAAACTGTTGATGAGATTAGGGAAAATGCAAAAACACATTTTGCTTCTCAATTAAGATGTGTTACTCGTGAAGATTATCAAGCAAGAATTCTTAATTTACCAGCTAAGTTTGGTAATATTGCCAAGTGTTATGTTCATAGATTGAATGATATAAGTGGGTTAAAAATATACACTTTATCTTATAATCAAAATAGACAATTAGTACAAAGTCCTTCGTTGATATTGAATAATTTAAGATATTATTTAGAACAATTTAGAATGATAAATGACTCTTTGGATTTTGGATTTGAATTGAATGATACGGTATTTTCTGGTTATCATATAAATTTTGGAGTTAATTTTGAAATTAATTATGATAGACGATTTAATTCAGCCGACGTTAAGTTGGAGACTATTGATGTAATAAAA